GAGAAGGCCACCGTAGACCCTACGCTATTGGTGGCGGTTACACGGCACCGGATATACTTTCCGGTGTCGGAGCCTGTGAGTGTGTATGTCGTTCCGGTCGCAGATGCGATGTTGGACCATGACGGGTCATTGGGATCAGCAGCATTGGCGCGCTGCCACTGGCGGGCGAAAGTGATCGTGGCATCGCCAGCCCATGTGCCATTCGTGGTGGTCTGGACGTTCGTTCCGGAGAGCGTTCCGGTGATCGCCGGGAGCACTGTATTGTATGGACCAATGGTGGCCGTCATGTTCTCGCCGCTTTCTAGGGTGGCGGTGAATGTGGTGACATCAGCTTGCTCCGCGCCGATCTGAAGGCCCTGGAGCATGAAATCACCGGTCAATGTGCCGATGCCGCTGATCGTGACCACGCACTCCTTGAGTAGCGCCGTGGTGGCCGTGCCGACGGAATCCGCCAAGAGGACGGTATCCTTGAGCACGCCTTCGATCTCGCAAGAGACGGACCGCAAGCCGACATCGGTCAGCATGGTGCGCCAACCAGCATCATCCTTGTCCGTGATGTCGAGCGGCTCATTATTGATCGTCACGCTGTCAGCACGAGCGCCCACGATGTTGGAGCCGTTGCGGCTTATGCGAACTGATCGGCCAGAAATAGCCATGCAAGAACCTCTTGTTTGGCCGTGATTATATCACGGAAACTATGCAATCCACAATACACGGTACAAGATGAGGCCGCGCTTGGTCTTGCCATCAGGATCGCGCGAGAAATTGCAACTATCCAATTCCGTGGTGATGTGCGTCACGCCCGCAATGGAAAGCGGCTGGCGGCGCATCCGGCCATCGACGGCATCGACTACGGTCTTGAGATCGAGCATGGATGCGGCACGATCCCATACGTCGATCTGCACGATTGCCGATCCGCCAAGGTCATCCTTGCTGTCGAAGGGATTGATAGTGTCAGCACCGATGGTGATGAACGGGAAGGCCGATTCCAATTCACTGTCAGCCGCCTGTGGGACATCGGTAAAGATCGCCACGAGCGGGCTGTAGTAGGTGCTGAGAAGACTGGTGACGGCGCTATCGTTAAGCCGATTGTAGACTGCCGTCTGGAGGTCATCGGATTTCATTTCGTTGTCTTCTCCGCGCGTGCTTTGGCCTTGGCGATTGCAATGTTAACCAATTCTAGCATCCGTGGGATTGCTCGCTCAACAGCAGGTATCCATGCAGGACGTTTGCCCATTTTGAAGGTACCGAACTCAAGGTGATAGGCATATGGCAACCGGCTTCCGATTGCGCGTCCATATTTGCCTCGGTTTTCAATGTAGGTTGATGTCAGCAAAGCGCCTCCATCAGTGGCCGGGGCTTCGCCTTCTTTTGACGCCTGATGCTTGATGTCTCTGTTTTTTCCCTTGTAATAAATCCGACCTGTTTTCGGCGGGTTCTCAATAGCGTTTCTAACGTCTCTAAGAGCGTTTTGTGCGGTTGCTTTGACAATCAGCTCTAGATTGTTGCCAAGGTCTTTCCCATAGGCTTGCAAGGCCGCGTTGACCTCTTTCAGCCCCTTGATCTCGACCTTGACATCAGGATACGCCATCAGGCCGCGACCCCGCCATCAACGTCGATCTGAAGCCACTTGTTGGCGAACTCCATGTTATCGAGGAACCGGATGTTGTGGATCTTGTTCCTGATCTGCACTCGGTCGGAATCCAGCAATGCGGAGGTGTAGCGCACCACAAGACGCAACCGAACGGTTGCCTCGGTGCGGTCATGGGCAAATCGCTCCGAGCCGCCAACCGGCACCACATAGGCGCGAGTTGGTGCGCCAGAAACGGTGGCCCAGGATTCCGTCTGGCCTCCTGCACCATCGCTGGTCAAGGTGCGGCGCTGGAACGTCACCGGCTCTTTCAGCTTGCCGGAATTCATGTCGCAACATTTCATCATCGGGTGGTGAACTCTATAATATCCATGTTGACGGCAACATCGACGGTGCTGGCCGATACGTTGGCGAGGAAGCCAAAGTCGCACAGCGGCGGGAAGTAGAGCGGCGGGTTGAAAACAACATCGATTAGGCCGGAACTCTGTGGATATTCAGTCACCATGAGCATAGAACTATATGGTGCCGCCGTCTCAAGGATGTTCTCGCGTTTGTACAGGACGATGTTCGCCTTCTTGTCGGCATCGCTTGAGATGGTCACGTTGCGGAGTGCCGCACTCCGGTCACGCGGAGTAGTGTAGACAGCCATCTCTGTCTTTCCGCGTCCTAGCGTACCATCGACAATAACTGCCCAGTCTTCTCCTCCTGCGGCATTCTCAATGGTTATCGTCCCGGCGTGCGATCTAGCGGTCTGCGTTGAATACGTTCCAGACTTGGACACATAGACATCGAACAGGCGGATAAATGACTTCGACGTTTGCGCGCTTGCGGATGCTCCTGCTGTTGCCAGCGCTTGAGTGGTATAGTCACCGAACTCATCAATGCCGATTAAAACAATTTCTCTCGCCCCGGAACCGTTGGCCGTGTCGTTGGCATTGCCACCGGCCTTGATGCGGAGATGAACATGGGCATTTGCTTGCGGCGTGCGATAGAAGCCGGAGCGAGATACAGGCACGAAGCTGGAACCGACAGATGTGTTCCGGCCAAACTTGTTGAATGACCGACAACCCGAAGCCAGTCCGCGCGCAATGTCGAGACTGCTGGGATATGTCATACCTTCATGGCCTTATATTGCGCCATGATTACTGAAGCGCCGGATGCGTCATAGGCATCACTTGCATCGCAGTCATCGCCACGGTTGCTATAGAGGAAAGCCGCAAGCTGCTTGACAGCACGCTTCATCGGAGATGGCACTGCTGCTGCATTGGCGAATCCAGATACATAGATGATCTGGATGGCGTTATTGGCACGCAGAGCAACCGGCCAAGTCTGGCCTCGCTTGAGTGTCAACCTTCCAGGCGTCTGATATGTGTCAACGTCGAAGACATTGGCAACCGTGATTGCCGTTGCATTGCTGCCTTCATCGTAGACCGTTACCGATGTGATCGATTGAAGAGGCCATCGCGGGATAACAAGGCTTTGAATGGTGCTGGTGCGCGCCAGTTCTGTGATCGACATCTCTCGCACGCCATCCCACCAGGCCTCGCCACCAGCGGGCCAGCGATCAAGCGAGAGCCGCCATGACTGCGTGATGAACGCAAGGCCGGTCATGTTCTCGATCTCGGTTCGAGCATCCGTGATAAGCGTATTTGCCTCCGCGTCAGGAAGTTCCGTCGAGTCAGTGCGAAGATGCGTGCGGAGTTCCGCAGCCGTCACCGGCTCGGATGCAGGGGCGGACGTAAGAACCGAACCCCGAAACTGATAAAGCGGAACGGCGGCGCGAAGGCTCATGGATTAACCTTTCCTGGCTTTCTTCTTTGGCGTCTCGATCTTGGTCTCGAGCGGCGGCATCTCTGCCACTTCAATAGCAGCACCTTCCTCCATCGCCAAGACGGCAAGGTTGCCTTCGAGGATCGAACCAGCATCGAATCGCACAACCGTGTGGCCTTCTGGCGCACAAGAGAACTGGCGGATGAGTTTAACCTTCATTTGATTGCTCCGATGCAATTGGCGTGTAGTAATTCATTTCGCCAGCCCAGATGCGCCGAGGATTGTTCACAGTTGCCGGATCAATCCACTCAACGCCGGGGCCACCTTGAGCCAGCACAGCCGGATCGTGGCCTTGCGGCACGTAGTCTTCTGGCAGCGGATCAGGACGCGGCCCTGCGATCTGTGTCAGGCGTACGTTCACATGATAGCGGTCATCCATGACGGCGGACGTGATGATCTCGCCATCGGGGCCAACAACAGCCGGAGTGACAACCACAGGGCCGATCTCGTCAATGTAGCAGCCGTTGGGGCGGTCATCATAGGTGAGGCTGACGATAGCCGCCCACGCATCCCATGTGGCTTTGTCGGCGGCGCGGTACATGAGATCACTGCCCATTATGCGGTCCTTGCTTGAAGTTCGGCGTTGGTCAGGCGGCGCGGAATGTAGATTACATTCTCAATCCACCCAGATAACAAAGCTCCTCCGCCTGTATTTCCAATTCCAAGCGTAATGACGCCAGAAGGAACCAGAACAGAAGTATCTGTTTCTACAGCACCTCCGTTCAATGATGTTGCAAAATCGTTGTTTGCGATGGCTGCATACCGATTTGCCCTCTGACCCGTAGTTACACCGGAAGTAATATTCACGTCAAGAATACCGGAATTGAAAACGGCCACGTTTCCAAAAAGATTAACCTGAATACGGTTTGAAAATGGAGATGCGTTAAATAGGCACAAAGCAATCGCCGGAGCAGCCGTGCTCATCGAAATGAACTTTATGCCAAGTGTAAACGCAGTGCTGCTGGCTGGAAACTGACTCACGCCAACGGAAGCGACATCGGCGTTTCGGGTTGCAGAAGCGGCAGCCGTGGGAATGTAGGAGGTGGCGAAGGCTCCGGCTTCAAGCTGTGCGTTGCTCACAGTTCCTGTAACCGTAAGTGTCAGCGTTCCAGCGGTTGGTGTAAAAGTAAGTGTTACGCGGTTAGGATATACTCCCGTTCCAATTAACGGTCCGGCACTTGATGCGCCCGAAAGTGTAATCGTTCCTGTTCCATAAAACGACAGTGTATGTGCTGTTGCTGTAACAGTGACGCTTTGCGTTGAAAGTGTTGCACTGTTTAACAGCAAATTCGTCCGCTGCTCCTCCACCAGCAGCCCCTTTGCCGCCAGCGTTGACGGGTCGTAGTCAAGGCGCGGGCCATGTGCTGCTGCCGCGCTCGGAGCCGCGCCAAAGTTAGGCGTGTAAGGGTCAAGTGACGCGCTGTCGGAGAGTTGCGCGCCCCATGCGTAGACGGCATCACCAAATGTTACAATGCGGATGCCTGGTGTTCTAGTTCCCGCCGTTGGCGTCAGTGTGGTGCTAAACCTTTGCCAGTCCGCAGTTACCGCCGCAGTAACATAGGTCGTGCCGTCTACAGTAATCTCCACAGTGCCCGTGCCCGTTTTGCGGCGCAGCCAGATAGAGAATGTGTAGGGGCTGGCAAGAAGGCTTAAAGACGCCAGCAGCGTGCCGTTGCCAGCCGTGGCCGCTACATCAATGGAATTGGCAGACCCATTCGGCGCGGCGATAGCAACTTGCGTATCGGTGGTGTTGGTGTTGGTCCAACCCGTAGTTAAGAGTTCTGTAAACCCTAACAGATTCTTCAGCGTGCTAGGGTCATAATAAGGATACGCGGAGGCGTTGGCTTGCATCCCGCCGAGGTCGGAACGATAGAGGTGTGCGCCCCATGCGTAGACTTCATCGCCGTTGGTGACGATACGGATGCCCGCGCTCTTCGTGCCAGCCGTCGGGGTCTGCGTGACAGTGTAGAGCGCCCAATCATTGGTGATCGTAACGGTCGTGTATGTGCCGTTGTCGGCAGCAATCTGAATATTGCCCGTGCCTGTTTTGCGGCGAAGCCACACGCCAAAAACATAGGGTATAGCGACAGCAGTGTAGGACTGCAAAACCGTGCCGTTTGCGCCCGAAGCAACGATAGTGTCTGCCGTAATCGCACTATCGGGGGCGGCGATTGAATTTGCTGCTATCGTCGTAGACGTTTTTGTCCAACTAGAAGTGTCTAGCTGCTCACTCGCCAGCAGCAGGTTATGCTGTGCCCACTTGATATAGCCGTCACTGTCCGTAACGGTGGCGAGGCTTCCGCGCGAGAACGTGATGAGGTCAGTTGCGAAACCAGTTGTCGTCGGCATCAGCCCTGCATCCTTACGGCGCGATCATTGTGAACAAATCAATTGCAGATTTTACGATGAGAGAAGCGGCCCCATTGAAGGAGCCGCCCCTTAATCAAGTTTAGGTAGCAGCCACGTTGCTGCCGACGAACGTGGTGGCAGCGCGATGCGGCTTGTTAAGGATGCCGTAGACCTTGACGGTCGCATCGGTGCCGGTGGTGCCAACGCCGTTCATGCGAACATAACGCTTGGAACCCTTGTAGCCAATGCCGCCGATGATCTTGTTGTCATCGCCATCGGCAGTGACAGACAGAGCAATCGTGCCATTGACTGAATCAGCCGCGACGATGGACGCAGCGTCACCAGCAACGGTCGTGTCGGAGTGCTGAACCGTGAAGGTGAAGCCAGCGGCAGCGCCAGCATCGGTCACGGTGTCGGTGGCAAGCATGAGCGTCACGGCGTCGAAGCCACGAGTATCAACCCAAGAAGTAGCACCGGCAGTGGTGCCAGAGAGGGTCACGGTGCCAAGCAGAACAACCTGCTTGTTAGAAAGCATATCACGCATCTCAAGAATCCTTCTTATCGGCGTGGTTGCGGAGCGGCGTTATTGCCGCCCCGCGTTAGTGCTTTAGGCAGTGAACTCGATCAGCTTGAGAGCCTCGAAGTTCACGACATCGCCGCCCACACGCTTCGTGGTGTAGAACTCCACGTAGGGCTTGGCAGAGTAGGGATCGCGCAGAGTGCGGATGCCGAGGCGGTCCACGATCTGATAAGCTTCGCGCATATCGCCAACGGCGATGGAAAGCGAATCCGTGGCCGGATCCGGCATGTCCTCGAAGGACGCGACCGGATAGCCGAGCAGCGATGCGGGCTGACCGGCAGCGATGCCGGGAGACCACAGGTAAGCGCCATCCGAGTCCTTGAGTTTACGCGTCAGCTTGAGCGTGGCGCGGTTCATGAACCAGGTTGCGTTGGCGCGGTACTGCTGCTTGAGGCCATAGAGCGCGTTGATGAGAACATCGCCACCGTTGGGAGCGGCGGCAAATGCGCCGTTCACGCCGGTATCGAAACGCTCGATGGTGCCGGGAAGCGTGGTGCCAGACGAGAATGTCAGGAAGCCACGGGGCTTGTTGACGCCGTTGCCGACAACGAAAGCGTTGGCTTCGTCACGGGCGAACTTCTCGGCAACCTTGGAGGCAAGCCATGCTTCCATGTTGATCGAGGCGTCATCGAGCAGCTTCTGCGTAGCCTTGGGCTTCGCATAGAGTTCGTGGGCAGGAATGCGCCACTTGCCAAGCTGCGGCGTGTTTGTCTCGGGACGGCTGTCCGTTTCGCCAACCCAGCCCGAAGAGGCTTCGTTGAGATCGAACAGGCCTTCGAGGGCATCCGAGGAGATGACCTGGATCGAGGCGTATGCACGCATCGGGCTGGTCTCGAAGACCTTCATCACGATACGGCCAGAGAGGTCGGGATTGACCACATAGCCGCCATCGGGATCGGTGCCGACCGAGAGAGCCTTGCGCTCTTCCGGCCCCATGACTTCTTCGCCCTTGCGGAGGAAGGTGTCGAACGCGGCCTTGTAGCCGTCCATGTCGGCAGCGCCGAAGGAACCAGCAACAGCGCCACGGCGGCGGGCGTTCATGGAAGCCCACTCCTGGGCCTTGCGGTCGAGATCGACCACTTCGCCACGCTCGTCGGTGACGATGCGCGACTGACGCTTGGAAGCCAGAACGGCTTCGTCAGCGATCTTCTGGGCCTTCTCAAGATCGGCTTCGATCTTCTGAAGCTTGGCCTCGGTCACGACATCGGCGCTGCCCTTCTTTTCGATCTGGGCAAGGCGCTCGTCGTTGGCCTTCTTGAACTCTTCGAATCCGGCGTGCAGCGCGTCAACCGCGCCGATGGCCTTCTTGATTTCCTCTGACATGCAGGGATTCCTTTAGCTTTGACAGTGACTGTAAAAGGGCATCGACGCCCTCGGTTACGGCCTCTTCATCGCCAGCGTCCCGCTGTCTCTGTAGGGCTTTGAATCCGTGGAGAGTGAGAGCCACGGCCTCTTTGCGGGAGTATCCTGCATCACGCAGGAAACGCTCGAAATCTCTTTCGGTGGTGATCGACTTGACGTTCGTCACCTTTGCATCCGGCAGCATCGGGAACGTCACAAGGCTGATCTCGAACAGGTCCACTTCCATCAGCTTGCGAACACGACCATCGCCCTCTGGGATGGCTTCCATTGTGCGATAGCCGATGGACATGGAATCGATGGCCCCGGCGCGAAGGAGCGCCATTGCCTCGCGGCCTTTTTCTACTTCTTTGAGCAGACGGCCACGGACAAACAGGCCACGCTCGTCCTCGTAGATGTCATCCCAAACGCCGATGGGCTGGCTCATATCGTGCTGCCATAGCATCTTGACTTTACGAGAGCCGAGCGATTTGCGAAATGCGCCGCGTTCGACCACATCCATTCCCTGATCGACAACGCCGAAGACGGAGGCATAGCCCTCGAAGACGCCATCTTGATCCGGTTCGCGCTTGAGCGTGAGGGATACGTTCTTATGCTGGATCGGTTCGGACATGAACTTGTCGCCCTCTTCTCTGCGAACTATTGCGTTGGCCCATGAGCGGCCAGGATCACCGCCCCACAAGGCCCAGGCTATGCGGCCAGCGGATGGATAGCCATCCTCGCCGGGGGAGAATCCTTGGCCTTGCTTGTCCACCTCATGGCGGGCGAAGTAGGACACCATCCGCTTGACGGTATCGAGCGAAAGATTGCGGCGATTCTTGATGTCGCGTGCGCGGGCAACGCCGATCTCGGTTCCGCCACGGTTGAACTCATCACGCCATTCGAGGCCGCGTGTGGCTTCTCGTGCCATTGCCTCGTTTGGTGAATATCCATCGGCCTTGCCTTCCCACTTGGAAATGCAGACGGCATAACGCTGATCTTCATCGGGAAAATCAGACATTGCCTCCTCGTCGCTCATGCAACGGGAGATGAACTCGTCTTCGTTTTCGGTCGGGCCGGGGCTAGGCATGAGGGGAATATATCATTGCTTGATTGAAATCACAACATGGCCTCAAGGGCGGCTTCGTCCACGATGTAACCAACGGCGCAACGGCAGTTGATGACCTCATCGCCGGGGCCTTCTGGATCACCGGGAAACATGAGTTCGGCATCGCCAACCTTGAA